GTGAGAGGTGCGCCTGCAGGCAAGTTATCCGTTGTTAGTATCCACAGCGGAGGACAACCAATGAACAAGAAGAAATTCATATCGTCACCACAAGAGTGATATAATGATACAGATCTCATTCTAGTATTAGCATTATTGCTTGATGACATTTCACATATCTTTAATTCAAGACATTGTTGGTCTTGATTTCCTTCATCAACATCAGGATTAGTTGGCACGGATGCATTCTCCCTCCTAGCTGATAAACATCTTTCACTTGAATGATAAGGTATTTCGACTTCTAATACCGGATTTAATTCCACTATAGTAGTCATGCCGCCGTTCATTAGGCGAGGTTCCTTATATTGAAGTTCATTAATGTTCTTGAAAGTTGACATTTGTACACTTGTTACACTTTGTCTAGGCTGGCGCCTTTCATAATATGCGTTTGATGGTACTCGCGATACACTCATCGAGGTTAAACTAGGTACGTAATCATTACCCCTTTCATGAGGATCTCCAAGAATTATCTTCCAACGATGACCTCCCCTCCACATACAGAACGCACTACTAAAATAGCTAAAATAAGTTGTTAAAACATAATTGTAACGACAACGAATATGTTGCGCATTAAATAGTTGCGTGTCACTCTGATAGAATCCATATTTGGATATTCCTCTGAGTGCAGGAGCTGCTGGAAAAGTGAAACTAGATATAAGCTCTTTATTAGTGATAAGCGGATCAACGAGCTCAGCATTATCCATAAATACTCCGTATGTTACATATCGTTTAAGTAAAACTCTTAGAGACTTAATACTCTCACCATATAATATGGATGAAAGTTTACTCTGGTCAGTATTACTAAGGATTGGTTCTAAGTGACGTACAGCTGCACCAGCAGGGCCATTAATATCGATCATGCTCATAGGTTCAATATCTCCAGCTTGTGCAGTAGCATTAATAACTGTAGGCGGAGTATACTGTTCTGTTTCATAACCACATATTGGTGTGTAAGAACTAATGACATCATATGGATTATAAAATTCCATATCATCTCCAGCACTAATCCATACATTTATAGTAACATGATCTAATGGAGCCACTGTATTAATTGGGCTCGTCAATTTTGTCACAGGAAATATGATTAATGCACCATTCATACCTTGTTTCTCATTAAATTCGAGAGCAATAGGATTTGGTTGAGTATCCCCACCATTTAAGTATCTTTTATAACTTATAGGAAAGGTACCGTTACCAACATGGAGGCTAGTATCTGTGTTAGGAGCATTTACATCCAACACAGGTTTAGAAGCACCCCAACCAATTTCAATTACAACATCAGTCGTATCGGCAATGTCAATCACTCTGACAAAATTAGTCTCATAACTAGGCATTCTAAAGTCAGAACCATTCATTTCTATGCCCATAGGTTCCCAAGCGAGACCTAATCTACCTCTATGAAATCTAGACGCAATGATTTGGACTCTATATTTCATAGAACCACGCCACTGACCAAATGGTGCAGCAGCATAAGCACATGGTGGGAGAACCATACCATAAGCCATACCATCACAATCACCCCAAGGGCTATTTGTTGCAAAAGGAAGCCAAATCATAGGAGTCACTCCAATGATACCTATAGGCTTATTACTAGAATAATCTCCTTTCCACTTAAACTGTTGAAATAAGGCTGGTCTAGTAGCAATGGCTTGGATAGCTAATTCATCTTTGTCACTAAGACCAACTGTTCTACCATCAATTGTAACTTCTTGCTTTATGTCTGTTGTTAATTTCAATGAAGTATCGACTACATTACAATTTGCAAGGTTACCAAACGGTAAATTCTTATAAGGACGTTGTTGTTCTAAAGTAACTGGTCTAGAAAAACCGAATAAACTGGCTATTCCAACTATTTTACTACCTATACTAGTTGCACGTTCAAATGGTGCTATAACAGGAGCTATCATTTTACTAGATACATTAGCAATAGCAGTAGCGACTTTATCGACAATGTTGCCATTATTCGAATATTCATCACCACCTGCTTGGGCAGTAGCATTAATGGTTGGAGGCGGTGGGCCAATATCAATACTTGCAGTAGGTGCTGCAATTTCCAGGTTTTCAGCCCATGCATAAACTACAATATCAATAGCTGGTGTATCACCTCCTGAACTTGTACCTAGTGGATTAATAACATGGTAGTCTAAAGCACCCATTGATCTTAGATCATTATGATTGACAACATCATTTATACCTTGTAGATCAATATAATTCTTATAGTAGAAAAATGGTAGCAACATACTACCGCCTTCCGAAGCAGTAGGATCCATCAAAAGATGGGGTTTCTGACTCATTATACACATGCCTTCTATATGATTACTAACAAAAGGACTTACAGCCGGTGTATGAGAAAATTGGTCTGCATGGTAGAACGGAGTGTAAGTAGCCATTAACCTACCATAGAAAAACGCATTTCCATTCAAAATAAACTTAATTCTTAAATTACATTTTAATAGATGGTAATGCTTAATCTTCTCTCTAATTACAGAGTTTGCTCTGAAATATAAATCCCATGGATACATTGCATCACCAACAGTGGCATTAGCTGTCCATGGAATGGTTGCTATCTCAACAGGTCGAGATAGAAACGTTGCGAGGCTACTATCAGCCCCAATTGTAGAATTAAAAGTGGAATCTGGTTCACTACGTACATTATAAGACCATCCTGGCTCATAATCAGCAAACTTAGTCACTGTAAAACTCTTTGGATCTTCTGCTGAAATATCAGCAGTCACAACTTCGGCATCCACCGAAGATCCAGTATTGTTAACTACATTTGTTTCATTATTGTTATTAGATTTAGTAGCAAGTAAAAATTTATAGTGCAATATGTTAACTTACTCAGGCTAACATAACACTTGAGTCTTATGCGCTCTCAACACGCTCCTCTAAATAGAGGTATTATACGAGGATAATCAATAAGATTACTACGCAGTCAATTCTCAAGTACAGACTAATTTAGAGAATCCGATCGTAATAAAATGGTCACGTTTATTTTACCTTCCTGTTAGAAATGATGGTCCCGTGGCCGGGGCCATAAATATTTATCTTGAACTAAATTACAACATTATTAATAATTAGAAACATTAAGTATCAGTCCTTAATTTCTTAAGTTCTGCTACTAATCGAGCATCATGCTCTAGCTCTACCTCACCTAACTGGACTCGTCCAGAAAAAGGTAAAGGTATTTCTTGATGATAATCACCAGGAACATATAAAGGACCTATTCTGTCATAACAATGTCTTTTAACATACCCATATTTTTTAGCCCAAATGGCTAATCTATCATTATATGTAAAAGAAATTTCTTGATCAAAGATGGGTAATACTATATCAGATTTATCTCTAATATATTTACTGAGTTTCTTTAACTTAGCACTCATATGCGCATATTGGTATTCCCCGTGAAACCATACTTCCCGTAGTACGTTCACTAATGCTACATCACATGATTCATCTCGAGACAGTGTTGTCTCTGAGTCATGCACATGCATCATCCTATATATGCTTTTCATATCAAGTGCTCCCAAGCGTAAACCACCTTTACCAGTTTTATTGCTAATTTTATTATGTTTAACAGACTTCCTCTTCAAAAAATCACCCATTGATTCATCAAGGAATTTAACATCACTCTTTTCCTTATTAGGAAGTGTAAATACAAATCCATATCGCAAGGACCATTGTGCGTAGAATTCAACTGTTAGGGCATAAGGCATTGACTTTATAAATTTTATTGTACCAATTACGTCATCACCATATGTTATGATGTGACACA